AGAGGGGCACGAAGTATTTAACCCTGTTGAGGAGTGCGAACGAATTTATGGCGACAACGTCTACAAGAACAACCCGGAGGGCGACGAGTCCAGAGCGGGCATAGACCCTAGAGTCGTGTTCGGAAATGATATGGCTTTCATTTGCGATCACGCTGACATTGTTGCTTTGCTGCCCGGATGGGAAACCAGCAAGGGCGCTATTGCCGAAAAGGCTGTTGCAGATGCTTTGGGCCTGAAGGTGATGTTCCTATGATCGTAGGAATTGCGGGGGAGGCGGGTTCTGGCAAGGGTACGGCTGCGGAAGTGTTGGCAGAACGCGGATACATCAGGGGGAAATTCGCCGGGGCGTTGAAGGAAATGTTGCGAGCGCTGTTGCACTATCAGGGCGTTCAACAGATAGACCGATACATTGAAGGCGACTTGAAAGAAGTTCCAAGCAAGTATCTTGGCGGTAAGTCACCGCGTCACGTCATGCAATGGTTAGGACACTCAGGCAGGGAAAATATAGGCGATGACTTTTGGATTGACGTTGAGTTGAGGAAGCTTGAGGGATTGCCGAAGGTTTTGTTTGACGATCTACGATACGACAACGAAGAGGCCGCGATTGTAGCTCGCGGCGGTCTTGTGCTTCAACTAGTCGGTAGGGGCGGCATCAACGGCGATCATATATCGGAACAGTTCAAGCCGAAGAACCCGGCTATGGTGATTGAGAACACCGGAACAATTGAAGACCTGCAAAAACAAATCAACACGTTTGCCGATGATATCAGTTGGATAAACGTCAACGTAGCGGCATAAGCCGCCAACTTAAAAGCGCCTAGCCCTTTCGGGTTAGGCGCTTTTTTCGTATCAAAATTTGTCGCACCTGTGACCGCCGCACGGCGAGTCGCGTTCTGGAATATTCGTAATGGCTAGCGCGAAGGCAATAGCGACAACCAACACGATGAACAAAAACAGTTTTGTCACGCTGCTGCCCTTATAGCCGTCTCAATGGTCAGAAGCCTTCGACCGAACGACGGGCTGGCGTCGGCAAGCTTTGGAATCTTCTTGTCGGCTAGCAACACGCATGTATGGTCACGCTTGAACATATCAGCGACTCGCCGGTTACCGGTTTCGTAAATCTTCCCCATCAGGTGCATAGCGACTTGGCGCGGTAAAACAATTTCTTTTGTCAGGCCGCTGCCTAGCATTTTGTCGCGCGGCAATCCGAATTCTTCTCACACCGCGATAGTCACCCTGCCAAATTTTGTGCGACATAGCTCAAGCTTGTCCCGTAGCTGGCGTTCACGGTGAACGCGGTAGTTGGCCTTTAACGGGTTTGGTACGATCACCACAGGAACGGGGTACGTATTCCTTGTCTTCACGCCGTGGTGTTTCTGCAATCGACGCAATAGCAGTTCGGTTGAAATGGCCTGTTGCCGTCTGTGACGTTCTTCATAATTGACAAAATTCATTGGGCTACCCTCTCACAATTTGTAAGCAACGCTTCAACGCTACCGGCCATACACACTTGCTGCGGCCTTGACATCAACGAAATAAATATAACGGCTAGACCAGCTACCAGACCCACGGCGATTGCCTTCGTCATTCGTGTTCCCTTCTAAAAGTTGGCGCTGTCATCAAACGCGAAGGGAGTTGGCGGGGTTTGTTCGTTGCCCTTGGCGAAGATCACAACATCGCCCGGCATTACCTCGTGGGTGGCTCTTACGTCCCAATGCCGGTGGATGAAATCAGGTTTCCCGAAGGTCTTAACCGCGTTGTTGTACCTGTCATCCTTAAAGCCAACGAAGTGCAACATAGTTCGTTCCGCATAGATTGTTCCATCTGTGGAACGCAACCACGCTTCACGTGTAAGCCTTACTGCCCCTGTTTTGGAATCGACCGTAATTACGCCACGATCGATTAGAATTTGTAGGTGGGGCGCAACGGTCACGCCGCTTCGTCCAAATCTAGCGCCAAGTCGTTCAATAGCTTCTTTGCCCTGATGGTGCTCAACCTGTCACCGTGTTGGGCGACGTGCTGAACAAAGGCTATCAACTGGCGAACGTTGCCGGGCGACGGATTGAACTCACCCTTGACGGCGCGGATGGTGCTGGCTGTGACCTTGCCGCCGCTAGCCTTGGCCGCAGCCGCAAGAGTGGCACCGGCTTTGTCGCCTTCCTTCTTGATGACCTTCGACGCGGTAGAAGCTGCCACAGCACCGCTGCGAACCATCGCCTTAACGTCTTCCGGTGCGCTCGACAGCGTCACGGCATTTTCAACGGAAGCAACCGACTTCCAGCCGAGACGCTTTGCAATCGCTTCTTCTTTCCACCCGAAGGCAAGCATACGCCGAACGACTTCCGCAACGGCGAGCGGCGTAAGAGGTTTACCGCTGTTGCTCGTAATAAGATTCAGCGTGCGTTCAACTTCGTTCGTGCCCTTCGGCTCTGGAATAACCATGACCGTTGGAATCTCAGCGCCTTCGCTGATGGCAAGCATGGTGCCAGCGTGCCGACAGTGGCCAGCGACAACATAGATATCTTCGCAGTCAAGCCGCACTTCAAGCGGAACCTTGACTCCGTTTTCCTTGATGGAGTCGGCAAGCCAACGGACGTGCGCAATAGTCTCCGGGTCTTGCATGTCGCGGACGTTGTAGGCCGGGTCAATCTTCAGCGCACGCGGGTCTACCGGGTACGAGTCGCGCTTGCCTTGAACGGCAGGATGGTCACGGAATTGCATTTGGTTTTTCCTCTGTCTAGCGTTTGCGTTTTGCGTAGAGTCGTAATTGCTTCACTTGGCGGCGCAATTCCCAAAGTTCACGCCCTGCCCAATAGGTGCCGCGTTGCTTTATCTCTTCACGGCAAGCATATTGTTCATCAAATTCGCGCTGAATGATTCGATTCAATGCGCGAATGATCGGGTCGGGGTGGTTTAGTTCTTCGGGTGTCACGGTCAACCGTCTATTTCTGTAATCGTGATGTAGTCGCCGTCAGCGAAGACGCAGTTCAAGGCGATATCCTTCACCGCGTCGTTGACGCTGCTATTATCGAACGGGTCGGTTCCGGCCGCGCCGACAGTGCGGCAATCGAGTTCGCCACCGTGGCTGCCGCGTAGTGTGATCTTGACTTGCATAGACTCGAGTCCTTCTGTTTCCTGTTTCGATGGAATCAACATAGGGCGTAACGCCCTATCGAGTCAATACCTATTTTCGGCTCTTGTACCGAATCCATGCCCCATCATCCAAGCATAGGGTGTAGTCGCCAGACCTAAGACGAAGGTAGACGTGCTCGCCGCACGATGGGCAATGCGTTGGGTACTTGGGTTGAACCCAACACAGGTCTTTACCGCAGCAAGGCATTCTGAATGTTCTAAACGGAATCATTTCGTTGACACCGAAGCCGACAACAACGGCAGGCGCGGAGTCGGAAACAGAAATTGTTACTGCGGTTAAGACAGGAATCATTCGCTTTCCAGCGCGGCTTTGATGATGGAAATTGATTCTTTAGAGAGGTAATAGCCTTCAGCGAAGCGGGTATTGATCTTGATTCCGTACTGCTTCAGCTTCTTTCGAAGGGAGCAGATTCTTGTGCCGACGATTGCTATTCCCGGCTCTGACCGCGCGAACACTTCGAAGCACACTTGCAGCATGGGTTGTGACCGAAAACCGTCAGGCGCTGCGTAGAGCGATGCAAGGATGCTGGATTCGCCGCGATTCAATTTCCATCGTTCTGGAAACAAGATTCGCGGCATCATGGCGTGGCGTAGCTGCCTAAGCTGGTCTTCAAGCAATTCGTATTGTTGGCGATAGTAGTTTACCGGCAAGCGGTCCTGTTGTTGGACTTTCATCAACATTGTGGTACGACCACAACAGGCGGCGCGAACCCTTCATCTTCAGGCAGCGTGCCAGAACCAAAGGCAATAGCTCTGCCGACAATGACAGCACCGATGAAGCTGGCGAGAAGCCAAGCGGCTAGTATGATTCCCAAAGTCATTTCAAAATTCCTTATCATTGGCGTGTTGAAGGTAGACAGCTTCGACCACTGCACAGTGCACAGTGACGCCAGCGGAATTGCCAAGGTGCCAAGGCAACCACGACGGCGACCAAAGGGCGTGCGGGCACCTGCGATCATTCACCAAGCCGTCGTAGTAGCCGTCTTCGTAGGGGCTGTTCATTTTTTTACCGGTTGGAGCGCGGCTAGGACTCGAAGAGTTACAAGGCGTTTGCGTTGTGCTTTGGTCATCACGTCACCCTGTCAAGATGTGCCTTAGCTTCTGATTCAGACTTGAACCCGCAGCGGGTGGCGTAGGCATTGCCCGCAAAGTACAGGCTATAAGAACCATCGCGTTCGCGCTCTATCGATGCGCCTTTGTAGGTAATAGCCATTTGCTGTCCCCTTGTTGACCCTCTCTTGATAGGGCGATTCGCCCTACGAGTCAACACCCTTTTTAGCATGTAGCCAAAATAGGTACAGGAACGGCTAGAACCGCGCAAGCGAATAAAGCTACAGAGTTGAGCAATGTAGCTCATACTCGTAGGGACATTGGCTGCTAGGATGTTCCGATAATAGGGGAGGGCTAGACCGATGGAGTCCGAAATGCAGGCTTATTTCCGTTACCTAGACCGTCTCGCCAAGCTTGGCGTGGCCAACATGAGGGCAGCAGGAATCTATTTGGAAGGCCGGTTTTTGATCGAACCGGACGAAGCCAAAGAAATCATTGACGCTTGGTTTAGGGGTTTTGGCCCGATCCCACCGGCTGAAGGCTGATGGGGTACACCTTGGCTGAAGTCGCCGTAGCCTGTGTTCTTATTTGGTGCGGGTTCTACATTCTAATGCAGGCTGCGTTTAACTCGTGGCCGGGCTAGCAGTTGGGGCGGTGCGTTCGTTCGGGTGGCCGCGACATGGCACGGTCATTCTAGCGGACGCACTGGTGGGCTTCTAATTGATGATGATTGGAACAGTGGTCACAAGGCCGTCTTTCAGGCCGTAGGATACCAGCTTGGTTCCGTCGAGGCCGCTGTATGACCAAATCCACACTTCTTGACCGGCCTGCGACTTGACCATGTAGGGCTTGCCTAGCAGGGCCACCAGTTCGGCCTGCGTAGACCCTACGCGGATTGCCTTGGCGTTCTCCCACTCAAAGGGCGTGCCTGCGCAGGCCGTGAGGAATAGGGCTAGAACAGCGGCTATGATACGCATGGGATTCCCCCGAAAGAGGTACGCTAGGCGACTTCGGACTCCGGTACAATCGGCGTGTTATCGTTTGAGGGACATTTGGCAGCTATTAGCTCGCGTAGCTCCGGGTTGTCGCGGAACCACTCACCGCGTATCCAGTGGGCTTTAAACCTATTGTGAAGGTCGCGTTCGTCTGCTGCGGCACATCGAGGCTTGAAATGGCCAAGTAAGGTCAGCATACGGGGGTTTCCGACCTGTAGGCTATTCACCCTAACTTCCGGCAACAGTCCTATTCCAATCTTGATGGCGTCACCATCTTCAACAAAATATACAGACCGCACAGTCTCAGGCCGGTTCCACCTTACAGGCGGTCTGGGGCGTTTCTTTTCACCCTTGATGTACGATTCCTCGTTGAAGGCTTCTGCAACTGCGGCTTTGGAATAGATGCCATCTGGCATTTCGACAATTGCCCCACAGGCAAATAACTCGTCAACACGCCACTCTTTGCATTGCAGGAACTTGTGAATACTTTCACGGTCAGTCGTGTCTCGATACATCAATTTACCTTGGACAATTTTTAAAAATTACGATTGGACAATAAAACAAATAGTTTTGTGTTTTCATGAAAAGCAAAAAATGGCTCTTGGACAATTTCAGGTTTTAACTTATTGAAAACATTGAACTATTTTTAAAAATCCTACACCATGCCGGTGTAGGTGTTCGCATACGTTCTGCCGAAATCATTGAGGAATTTGGCTGTTTTTGTCCAATTGATTTTTGGGTTGGACAGTTTTATTCCCGTTTTGGACCGTGTTTGGCCATCGCTACGGATACGTCTTGCGGCGCTATCCGTCTGCCACGTTCGCCGTCCGCAAACCTGCCAACGGTGACGAAATAGTTTCCATATAGCAACAAGTCGCGTTCGCAGGCGGCTTCATCTTCTAGGCTCAAATTGATTTTCACCATTTGCTGTTCTCAATATCTTCGCAGGTCCTTTCTGCCTTGACCGTCAGTAAGACCAGCAGCCGCTTCCATAGGCGTTTCAACATCACTTATTCACCTTCGCGCTTCGCGCCGTTGCCAATACCGCCAGCTTACGCTTGTCTGCCGCTTCGGTGTATCGCCTAACTTCCTTCGAAGTCGCGTGTCCCGTAATGCTCATTATTTCCATATCGGACGCGCCTAGCTCGCCCAACCGTGCCGCTGCGGCCTTACGCAGCCCGTGCGAACGTCCCGGTACGCCACAGGCTATGCAGGCGTTGCCGAACCAATCGGAGAACCCCCGGCTAGTATGAGCGCGGCCAAAGCTGTTGACTAGGAACGTAGCACGTTGCCAAGCACCGGACGTGGCGTCAATCAATTCCAACAGTTCCGGCCTTACCGGAATTTCCATATCAACCGGTTTGCGCTTCCGGTTCTTCTGTTGAGTGAAGACAAGCCACTTGGTGACAACCTCTTTTCCGTCAACAACAGTTATCCTGTCTTTGATGCTGGTAGGTCCGAATAGCCTTACGTCTGACTTGCGTTGCGCAGCGAACAACAGAAGCCCCATAGCTAGCCGCTCTTGCGAGCCAACGGGCCAACGGGCTTCGAACGTCTCAACCTCTTCTATAGACCACGAGTGAAAGCCGCGTGACGTTAGCACGATGTACGAAACATCACGGGCCGGGTCTGTTTCGATATGGTCCGCAGTCACGGCCCACTTGAAAATTGTTCTGATTGCTTTCAACCGGTCATTAGATGTACCGGGCCTGTCAGCGTACCGGTCACGAACTGCGCGAACGGCTTTCTTGTTCCAAGATGAAATTTGAACGTCACCGAATAGAGTCTTGCTGTTGGGCGCTATCGGCTCGTTGCAGATTTTCAAGAGCGCGTTGCGCCGATTTGGTTTTGTTAGTTCGTCGTCAAGGGCGCGGAATTCTGCCGATGCAAAATATTGATCGCACAACCACCGAAACGTTCCTGCAATCTTCGGCTTGATGCCGTGTGTAATAACTTCGCCATCTTTGGCCGCTTCGTACTCTGCCATGAATGACGGAGTCCACGGCACGCCGTTGATACGAACCTTCTTGCCTGGGCGGCGAAAGTAAAACCGTTCCTTGCCGTCAGGTCCAACGTCGGTGGTGACGTACTTGGGGGTTTTCACTGATACAATCCCCGGTCAATATCTAATTTCATTTGCGCTTCTTCCGCGATAGCCTCGCGCTTCGACGCGACATAAACAGCTTCACCAATTTGATTGTCTTCAGAATCTTTCGCCTGCACGACCCATGACCGCGTATGCTTGTCGTACCATCGGTCGGTTTTGATTGCAGGTCCGGTCATCAATTTGACTTAGTCAATTTGTTCATGCGCTCGACAGCTTCGCGCTTGGTCTTGTATGGCCCGGCGTACTTCATGCCGTCTTCATAAACGATGTTCCACAGCCACGTGTACGAGTCTTTCTTGACGAAGACGGTAAGCCCGGTTGAAGTTTTCGCTGTTGCTGTCTTTGTCATACATTCACCCAAACGTTTGCTTTGTATTCGCCCTTCAGCTTGTACGGAGCGAACGAGCAACAGTTGTACGCCTTCCAAGCCCTATCTTGCGCCCAAAACTTTGCTTCTTCCAAAGTGTCGAAGCGGTCGGAAGGAACGCGGTCTTCGCCAACGTTCTTGAACACACCACGGAAGCCGCCACCAAGTTCTTCCTTGATGGGATATGCCGCGATGGTGGCAATGTGAGCAACGTTTGGCATGTCGTGTTCCCTCTCTCTGGAAACCAGACTAGGGCAATCCGCCCTACCTGTCAAGCGGCAAATTCAAGCTTTTCCACACCCGCCAAATCCCTAGCAATTCCACCATCTAACAGGTCAAACGCCGCGTCTACAGCCTGCCTGTCCCATATGGTGCGCTCGCAGAATCGTTTCGGTTTCGGCATGTCGCCAGCCGTAACCATTTCATCCCACACCGACAACGAAACGCCGATATAGGCAGCAGCGAGCGAGCGCCGCAAGCCACGTGGCCAGTGGGGGCTGTTGTCGTTAGCGGGGTTCATGTCGCGTGGACTCCGCTTGGTGGTCTGCCGTTGCGCCATTCTTCGCGCCGCTCTGTAAAGCTTAACGGCCGATGCCGATAAGTATTACTGCGAGCGTCAAGTTCGACTTCCCACGCGTCACCATAGGCCGTCACGTCGTGCCATTCTTCTTTTTCATATTCTTTCTTTACGCAATCGGCGAAAACATCCCATCCGTTTTTCAATGCTTCGTCTCCTCAATCCAACCCATTACTTTGAACTTCAAGAAGTCGCCAATCTGCGCAGCCGCGCCGCAATGTTCTGGATTCTTTCCGTATGTAGTCAAATGGTCGCCGTGAGGTAACGGGCTGTCGTGACAAACACGGCCTAAAATAATTATTTGATCGTAGCCGTACTTCTTCGCAATGTCTTTTGCGGCGCTAATAGGAATCGGTTTCATGCCTGCACCGTATACAAATAATGCGCGACAATTCGTTTTACGAAAGCCGTATCGCGTTCGCCCTTCGTGTGCTTCAACGGCGTTTGGTTGGCGACAACAAGCGCCGCCAACCCTTCAAGTCTGCCGTAGATTTCGTCGTATGTGAGTTTCACCATTCGAACACCCATTTACGAAGTGCAGCGGACCAACGGTAGGTATGTTTGTGCGCCCAACTTCGCGTGACGGGGTATTGCTCAATGATACCGTTAAAACGCGCGATATAGAATCTGCTTAGTTCGCAAACCTTGTGCTCGCCTTCACACGGCCCGTCGTAACAAACGCCTGCGTATCTCATTTGATTTCCCAACCAATCACCGGCTGAACGTCTGCGCAAATCGTAAGGTATAGCTTCTTGCCGTTAGCAAGATTCCAAGCATCGGTAGGACTCATTTCGAAGCACGAAGTAATTTCGCCGTTCTCTTGCCTAACAGGCAAGTCGCGGCACTCGCCCATAGTCGCAGCGTCCCAACCCTTTGGCGCGGTATAGACCTTGTTCATTCCTTCGAAGCGAATTGGTTTCAAAACCCGTCCCCCAAACTTAGAATGCAATAATCGTTCGGAAGAACAGCCGACGAATACGCACAAGGAAATTCATTGCTCGTGATGTAGGTTACGCTTCGATAAATTGATTCACCTGTGAAGCGTCCGTTGATGTTGTCGTAACGACGCAACAGCAACGTATCACCTACGCGGTAATCACGATCATTCTTGCGAAGGTCATGCTTCTTGTGGCCGGTGTTGATGGCGTCGAAGAAATGTGACCAAGACTTGACGTGATGAAGGGTCATGCGGCTAGCTCCAACCGTTCGCCTGTCTTTATCGTGTTTCCTGCTATTACGTTCGCGGGGTAATTGTCGTTGACTGGCGTAAGCAGCGCGAACTTTGCATCAGGGTCACTAAATGCCATCGGCAGCAGCCACTTCAAGTTAGGAATGACGCTTAGTTCAGACAGGCTAGCCGCAACATTCACCGGCCAAACTTCAAGGGCTTCGCCAATATCATTGAAGCGCGGCATGTCTGGTAGATCGAAAACGCTAGCCTTGAAGAAATGCACGACAGTTTCAGGGAAACGAATCTCCGCGAAGTGAGTCCAATCATCAAAAATAATGCCGGTTTCTTCCGCCCATTCCCTGCACATCGCCTCTAGCGGAGTTTCGCCAGATTCAATGCCGCCACCTATGCCGTTCAACCTTCCGGCTTGCCACTTCGGCTTGATCTTGCGAACAAGCGCGACGTTGCCGGTGATGTCCATCATGAAGCCTGCTACGTAGTGTTTCATTTCGTCACATTGCCAATCATTTTCGCTCCTAAAATGGTATGTCGTCATCAATCAACCCGCGTACTTGCGGCGGTGGTAGCTGCTTAGTTAGCGGCACTATTCCCGGTGCCGCGTGTTGCTCTGCCGGTTTGATGCCGACAATTTCAAAGTACCGCCCTTTCGGTCTTACTTGAATCTGTGCTGTCTCGCGTAGCTCACCGAATCGTTCAAGAAATTCTTCAACGCTTGCAGGGTATGGCTCGCGGCCAACGTGGTCACGCCAGAACTTATCCGAACGGCTCTTGGCCTTGTTGATTGACAGCCACATTTTGTACGAAACAAAGTTGGCTAGAAAATCAATGCGAACGGACTCCGCGCCTTCTGGATTTTCGTGATAGTAGAATTTTCGGCTCTGGACATTCAGCCACTTCGGCGCTTCTGTAGACAGGATAGGAACAGCCGCAGACGTAGCGGAGTGCTTCGGCTTTTCGTTGGGCGGAAAATTGAATCCGCAATCCGGGCAAACCTTCGCGCTGATATGCACGAGCGAACGGCAGTTCGGACATTCCTTTACAGGCGCTTCGCCGTTTCCTTCACCCGGCTTCTTCGGCGTGACGGCATCAACCGGCCCGTGGCGCATGACGTTGCCCGCAAAGTCTAGGTACAGGCAATTGGGCTTGGGGCCTCCTGCAATGCCCGCTAAGCGGCCTTCGATAGAAGAGATGTTGGCACCGGGTGCGTAGATCGGACGCGTCCCCCGGCCCGCTATTTGAACGTACAGGCCGCACGACAGGGTAGGGCGCAATCCCGCTATCAGGTCAACACCGGGAGCGTTAAAGCCGGTGGTTAACACACTGTTGTTCGTCAGACAGCGTATCTTGCCAGCCTTGTAATCGCGCAAGTGTCGCGCCCGCTCGTGGCTTGGCGTGTCGCTGGTTATGACTTCGCACGTAATCCCATGCGAACGTATCTCGTTGCAGACGTGTTCGGCGTGTGCAACGCCAGCGCAGAACGCCAGCCACGAGCGACGGTTGACTCCAGCAGCGACGATTTCAGCAACTGCGGCGCGGGTTGTTCCTTCTTTATCTACGGCGTCTTGGAGGGCACCCGGAATAAACTCACCACCCCGCCTTGTAACGCCAGATAGATCAAATCCAGTCGCTGTAGCCTTCGAAACCAGCGAAGCAAGATAACCGTCTCGTATTCCGTCGGCGATTCCATATTCATAAACAACCTCTGTAAATAGTCGTTCGTCACCCTCATCCAACCTGCCACTATCGGTGCGGTAAGGCGTGGCAGTGAACCCAACAATTCGCATCTCTGGATTGATAGCCAGTAGAGCTTGAATGAATCTGCCGTACATCGTTTCGGCGTTCTTCGGAATCAAGTGTGCTTCGTCTATCATCAACAAATCGACGTGGCCGATTAACGCGGCCTTCTTGTGTATCGACTGAATCCCGCAAAATAGAATCTGCGAACGGGAGTCGCGGCGACCAAGCCCGGCAGAGTAAATGCCAGCAGGTGCAAACTGCCACTCGCCCAACATTTCCAAGTAGTTTTGTTCAATCAATTCTTTGACGTGCGTAACGGAAAGAATCCGCAAGCCCGCGAAGTCGTCAATCAATCCCTTGGCAAGAGACGCTTGAACCAAGCTTTTCCCGGTACCCGTCGCCATAACCACAAGCGGGTGTTCACCACCAGATTGCCAGTAGTCCTTTAACGCAGCGTTCGCTTCGGATTGGTAGGGGCGAAGACTATGCAAGTTCAAACGCCATCACGTCACTAACCGCAGCGTCGTACCAATCGCATTCCCACCGCGTTGCATTCCAATAATATTGCTCAACCTGAAGAATGAGTCCGTGTTGCGTATCGCGGTAGCGTCTACGCCCCGTGAGTCCGCGCAACGAATTGTTTTCTAGAATGGTCATTCTTTCCCCAATGCTGACTCTTCAACGGTCAACACGTTGCCGTCGTATGTGCGAACGTCGTAATTATTTTTGTTCACGGCTTTGATGATTGCCGCTTTACCAACGGTGCGGCACCAAACAACGTCGCCGACTGCGTACTTCATCAGTCGAACCTGTGCCAATAGTCGAAGTCAGCACGTTCTTTGTATCGTTCATATGCCGCTTCGTCGGCTGCGGTTAGCTCTGTGTCTTCTTCTTCAAAATCGTCATGATAGCAGTCACCGCAAACTTGATCGGTGGCACGCGTAGGTTCTTCGCAGTAAATGCAAGGTTTGCTTGGCCGTATCGTCATGCTTCAACCTTTCCATCAATCCAAACGCCGCCGTCTTTCATTCGGTACGTGACAGTCTCAGCGACTTCGTCGGAGTCGATTTGCTCGCCCGGTACTAAGTCTGGGTCAAACAAGTGGGCGCCGCACGCTAATTTCTGTTCATCAAATGAAAGCGGCTTGTTCCAACGCGAGCACGTCCAATGCGCATCGCCGGACATTTCGGCTGTACTATGAAGACAGCTACGACACGTCACGCGCGGCAACGCGTCTTCGTGACAAACCGCCTTGTGTTTGCAGAACATACACAGGAAGCTTGCGGGGTCTTCACTGATGCGTGCAGGTGGCGTGGTAGCCCTTACAATGCGTTCGGCGCGCGCCAGTTGCTGCAGGCAATATTCAGCGTCGTAATGAATCCATTCTTCGTAAATCGTTTCATCGTTTTTGTTGACGACGAAATAAAGGCAGCGACTGAGTCCAAATTGGTGCATGCCTAGCTGGCACTGACCATAATGCTCTGGCTTGCCTTCCTTAACGCCCTTCTTGACGACAATCTTGAAATTCTTTTCGTTGGCAGTCTTGAATTCGACTAACGCTTCAGTCTTCGGTGCGTTCAGGAATCCAATTCCCGCGCCGTCTCGCTTTCCGCGAACGTGGCCAGCTACAAGCCGTATCTTGTCTTGTGCCCCGTAGAACTCAACACCGATGTTCTTAAGGTCAGCTTCGTACCGCGCTTCTTCAAGGTTGCCGCGCTCCATCAACCGTTTGTTTCGGCCCTTCACCTTCTCAGGGAGCGAAGCCCAATGAAGATTAAAATAAAGCTCTCTGTCACAAGGTTTGCCGATGTCACCGACGTTGATGCCAAGAGAATCCCAACTCTCTGCCGTCTCTTCGTACCATTTGTAAATGGCATCAACATTCGGAGTCGGGGGTGCCAGAACTTCGGCAGTTATCTTGGCCAATTGGGAATCCTAAAAAATTGCAGAGGGTTTATCGTACCGGCGTATTCGAGCCGCCGGGGCACACGGTGCTCACCCACAACGTCTTTTCTTTAAGCGTAAGAAACGTTAGGGTCTGGCGTGGCTACGGGCGCAGGCTCAACCGGCGTTGCTACTGGCGCAGGCTCGACAGCGGTTGGCTCAACGGTATCGGCTACAACGACACCAGCCGAAGGCGTCTCGTAAAGTGGGTGTACGTTGTCGATAGCAACGGCAGTCACCGCTAACGCAACCAAGAAGTCAGTTGAGTCCGCCCCATCCGGCTTGGTGCCTTCGGCGTCTAACGCCTGTTGCACGGTCAGCGCAGTAAGCCCGTTGTTTCGACGCAGCGTATTGACGTTCAATAAATCAAAACTCATTTTTTATCCCTTGTTGTGAAACGTGGTGGTGGCGTGCGACTTTGTACGCCACCGTCGCGGGTTACTTGATCTTGGTGTACTTGTGCGTAGTCTTATCAACTACGCGACCAACAGCACGCAAAACCAAAGTATTTCCGTTATAGTCTTTTGCTCTGTTGACTGCAGCGTCTTCAGTGTCGAACCATTGCGGCACGCCATCGTCATCAACAATTAAGCACGCTTCTGCCGACTCCGATTCAATCAGGACATAGAACATCACGCCGCCTTCGCTGGCCACGGGGCCTTCGCAGCGGTCTTCGGCGGCGTCGTCTTGGTAGCCGCAGAAGTTTTTGTATCAGCCGCGACATTATCGTTTGCGGCAACCGGGGCCTTCACAGAGTCAACGCCGTCAGTGTGAATCTTGTAGGTCTTACCCCAATCAATCTCATTCTTGGCGTCGTAGTCACCCTTGGCCGGTGTTACCTTGACGTACCCAACGAACTCTTTGAAGTGCAAGTCTTGGGTATCTTCAGGTTCAAGAACGCCGGTCACTTCACGGGCGGCGCGAAACTCTTCCTGTCCGATCTTGGTTGCAATCGGATTCGGGTTCTGCAAATTCATCTGACCGAACACAAGCCGGTCTTCTAGCTCGCCCTTCGTAATGCGAAGCTTAAACTTGAGAAGCTTGCCGGTGCCCGCCTTGGTCGCGACAATATCGGTTTCGGTGAATTCCAGATACTGCGGCCCGGCAGCAAAGATTTCGAATGTGCCGGGTACGCCTGCGTCTGGATCGTATTGACCATTAAGATTCGCCATGTGTTTTATGCTGCCTTCGTTTCAAAAAAATCTTTGTTGTAATATCCGTCCATTGATGGATTGGCATGGAAGCTGACACCCAAGCAATTTTCGCGACTATCAAGAACAACAGCCGTGATTGGCGATGCCAAAAACGGATTCGTATATTCGACTTCGTCACCGACTTCGAACACGTCATCTTCTTCGTACCCATCAGCCGGTTCAAGATCGTCAAGCGGCCAATTTTGCGGACTCGGGTATTCGTCCCAAAGAACGCGGGCCGCATTGTCAACCACGGCGATGACGGTCCCAACTTCGTCTTCATCGTCACTCGCGACGACGCGGTCGCCAACCAAAGGAACCCAAGCAATCAACTCGCTTGCCGAAAAACTGTTTTCTGATTCCTCTTCGTCAAAGAACCCTACCACGTATGGCATGTTCTCTTCATCGTCGCCGTCGTCTTCGAAGACGAAACCGATTTCGTTTGCGAAGTCTGAGTCGCTTGGTACAACGCGGACGTAGTCACCGGGCTTGAAGTTGCGCGTTACCGGTGTGAAATTCTCAACGGGATAAACGCCGTAAATGTTGCTGAACAAATCCCATCGCACGCGAACCATTTCAATGCTATCTTCAACAATACCGGTGTTGCCAAAATCATCAGCAACACGTTCCCCATTCTTGAACGTCGCCATTACGCTGCCTTCTTTTTTGTCTCTGTGGCCACAACGCCGTAGGGCGGTGGGAAGTATTTGGACATTTCCGCGTAGCCCTTACCAAGCTTGTAAGGAATGCTAACCGGCATTTGATATCGGTTCTTCGCCAAGAAGCCGGGCCGTTCCTCAAGATAAATCACGCGGTCGCCGCCGCCTTCGCCGTGTGCAACTGTTTTCTGCCGGGCAACTTCCTTCTCTTTGATCGTGGTTCGGTAATTGACGAAGGCGACAATGTCGGACTTCTCGCGGAACAACGCGTCGGCTCGCTTGTGAAGCTTCAGCTTGTAGCGGCTATAGGGGTCAGTAATGGGCGAATCGAAACGGAAGACTTCGAAGTGTCCCAACAGAACGACAGCCATTCCGCGTTGCTTGAGCGCAGCCGCGCCATCAATGAAGTAGCGCCACTCTTGATCCGTCTCAATGTAGCCCTTGCCGTAGCCGGGGTCTTCAATCGAGTTGACACCAAGCCGTTCGCACGTCTTCGCCCAAACAAGAGACTCGAACCCGTCGATTGAGTCGATAATGACGGTCTTGTGTCGGTGCTCGCCAACAACAAGTTCTGTCATCAGTTCAATCATTTCATCGTAAGACTCGATGGTGCCCGGCGTTGCTAGCTCAATGTTGCTAGGCGGTTCTTCGCCTTGCGTGTGCAGGTAAATCGGGTCTGGCCATTCTGCGGCTAGTGAAGTCTTGCCAACGCCACCGATACCGTAGATGACCGTAATAGGCGGCTTGTCGGACTTCGTAGAATTCAGCGATGCAATTGATTTAGCCAATTCAGAAACCTCCAATAATTTACGAGTTGAACAATTTGATCGAATGCGAAATAAATTGCGCACGCGAATAGTACAGCGGCCATAAGGCAAAATAGCCAGATGGTAAGCAGACTCGCGCCCAATCCCGCCAAGATAGCGGCTGACAATTCCATCATGGCCGCTCACCTATGTATGATTGCCACTCCGGCGTTCGTCGTGGCGTTCCCTCTTCGTCAGCGTGATACTCACCGTCGCCGCAATGGAAGCAGAGTCCTGTTCTGTGTTCTGACTGCGTTAACAACTTCGCTGTGCAGTTTGGCGCTCGACAGCGTTTCATGCTGCGTCCGTATCCGGCGCGACGTAGGCAAACTCAACTTCGTATGTCGAATACAGAGTCTTGTAGACGTTGCCTTTGTGGCTAACGACGCTACTAGTGATTACGTATTGTCCGTCTTTGAACCTACCGCGAGTGTCGCCGTATATAGCGCCGCGAATGCCCCCACCGGGTACAAGGCTTGCGTCTTTCAGCTTCATCATACCGACACCGTGACGGCGCAAGGTTCCGGTGCGCTGCTATTGCTAACGAGCATGAACACGGCGAATTCGACGCCGGGGTGTTTCACTGCAAGACGACGGGCTTCCGTCTCTGCATCGTCGGTGTTGCCGTGAACTATCGGGGATGCACTTGGCCTGTAGTTGCTGCCAACTTTCTTGACAACGATGTTTTGTGACGAAACAAATTTCGGCGGCTTGCCAAGGGTGGGCTTGGTTGACGGGCGAATATCTGAGATATCGAACCAAATATTATTTCCCTCTCCGTTATCCCACGCAGCCCTGAAATAATCGTAGAACATTTCGGTAATAGTGCCGTGGTCTTGATCGTGGCAAATCAACTGTACACGGTCACCACTTTTGAACTTCGGCTTGAGCGCAGACTCGCCAAGTGTCTGGCCTTCACCGTCGAATCCCATTGCCTCAATGGCATTCTTTCCATCAAGCAATCCGCAGCCGGTGAACGTGATAATCTCAAGTTCGGTATAGTGAGCGCAACCGCCGCCGATGAAGTAGACGTAGGGGCCGTCTCTGTATGAGACAACGACGGAACTTCCGCAGCCGTATCGCATGACAGTATCGCCGCGCTTGAACGTGTTCATGTTGCCCTCAATGCTTTGTGGGTTTTGAAATCAGGTGCTCCGCGAACCACGACTCCACCAAGCAACCGGTTTCGTCGGTGTACTGAAGCTGGTAGGAGTCCGGCATGTTCTTGAAGAACGCCGTGCCGCACACGATTGCCTGCAACGAGCCAACCAAAACTTGTTCGTCAATATCGAATTTGAATTCTTCGTGTTGTTCGGTCACGCTGCGTACCTCGTTGCCAATGGGATGAACGGAAATGTGGGAAGGGTGATTGCCCGCTTGCTCGTGTGCGACTGGTCGGCGCGGCGGTGAATGTCGGGATAGCGCGGGGCGGTGAAGTGAACCGGGACCGGGTCATATTCAGTGGCCGCGCCTTCGTGGTCTTCGTACTCGCGTGTCCCGTGGTGCTCGCAAAGTGCGGCTAGCTCTGCGGCGGCCGAAGCTTCGTTGTCGTCGGCTGTCCAACGTTCTTCCGGCTGTATATTATTCAAGAAGGCCGCTACCTGTGCCCTTCCGACGCATGTGAGGGTAGATATCTGGCGAGCGCTCAAGCCCGGCACATGGTCCCGAAGGTCTAAAACCATGTCTATAACGTGTTGGGGGTGTCCCGACCTTCCTTTAGGCTTAATGACTTTTTTATGAATGTCAGGGCGGTCTTGCTGGCGCTTAAGTGCCTGAGCAATAAGGCTGTTCATATTTCGTTTCCCCGCCTGCGATGTACCGATAATGGCGACATCGTGAAACGGGTTGTAGCTAGATTCGGAACATTTTGCTAGATGGCCCGACAAAATATTTGACGAATACGATCCGAACGCGCATCATGAGAAACTTTAATACTTTGTACCGCGTACGTTACAAGAAGGATTTTTTTGATGTATTCGAAATGGGTAAACAGGGGAATCCACAAGCCGGGGAAGAGTGCTATCGGCCTAGCCGAATCTCTTACCAAGGCGCTGAAGCTTAAAAAGCCGATGCACAGGGGCACCATTTATAAAATCATAGCCGGTACTAGAGAAATTCATTTGAACGAACTCGCGCCGATATCATCCTATATAGAAGAACCGATTCCGGCTTTGCCAATGGGCGATCTTATAACAGTGCCGATTGAGCGCGAGCTATCTATCGGCGCTTGGTTTGAAATAGGGACGGTCAATAATCTTCATCTTGGCAGCGTCATCATTCCGAAGGATCAAGAATTTCCAGACAGTGAACATCGTGCGTTCATCCTGAAGGATGACTCGATGATTGATGTTGGAATACTGAATGGTGACGTTATCGTTTGTATAAGCGCCGAAAGCCAAAAGCCATTGGACGGTGCGCTGGTCATCATTGAGCGAAGGCGCGCTGGCTTAATTGAAATGTCAGCACGCCGCGTTCTCACATTCAAAGACCACATAGAGTATGCAGCATGTCGTGAAAATGGCGACGTGTATAAGCCCGTAATAATACCATCCCGAAAGAAGGGAACCGAGATTGAAACAGTTCGGATTGTTGCAATAATACGACGGCGCACAGGAAACGTGAAATAGATAGCAACAGCCGTTTGCACAATGTGGCAATTATAGGTACACACTGTTACGGTTTTGGGACATTGTGTCCGCTGATTACAGTGAAAGGTTTCGGGGAATGCCTTTAGAATGTGTTCATATGGAGGTTTTCGACGCCGCTACATTCGTCAATGAAAGCCTTATGCTGTCTGTTGCTTATTATATCTGGCAATCGCCATGCGGCTCGCTAATGGTTGACCAGTGCTTACCTCGCACGCATAGCCGTAACGAATCGTATCGCTTTGCTGCACTTAACAATTGGGCTTTAAGAACCGATCCGGGCGAAACAATACGCTCGCGTCACGTCAGGCGCACTTGGCTAGGGCGGCAACCGGGCGAGAAGCGAGTCCTTATCTCTAAATAGTTTGTCGGGCCACCTAGTAACTTGTTCCTATTTTAGCTACAGCTTGTCCCACATTGAGGGACAGGACCGTGACAGACTCCAACACCAAGACTGACAAGGCGCACGGGCAACAAAAGCCCGCAGCGCCTTTTTCTTGGCCGCCCATCGTAGTGGGTGCGGTTGACCCTCTCAGGCAGGGGACGGTGCAATAATGTTTGTAACCGTCGTTGCTGTTCTTTGTCACCTGATAACACCGGTTGCGACTATCGCGCCAGACCGCGACTGCACGGCGGAAGAGTCGAAGATCGTTGAAGTCGTCACCGACACCGATAAAGACCCTGAACATTTGGATTTCATGGGTTGCCAGTTGGGGCAGGCTGCACTTGCCGACTGGAAAAAGAATCATCCTACATATTTCAAAAACACTTGGCGCATTGGTCGCGTCATGTGTGTTCCCGGCCACTACGAGCCACCGGGAAGAGCGTAATTCACGATGCGGCTGTAAAAAGCGGCGTGAGTAAATAGCGTCGATTGCAGAGACGGTGTGAAAAGCACCTAGCGGAGACGCCAAGCCGCACCGGATATCCCTTGCGACACACTCAAGAGCGGTAGACACACCCGCACGTCTTACCAAATTTGTTTTTAGATGGGAATGACTATGACCAGACAGTTAGACGCGCTCGTAATTATCAATTTTCTACAGCTTGCCGCGTTGTGTTTCATCGCTGGCGAAATATTAGGGAAGTGAAATGACACCACTTACACCGACAGACGTTATTCAAGATGCGTTAGCCGTTGAGTTTCCAAGCGCCGCGTCAATCCTCGCTGCGCTAGCGGCGCGGGGATATCATATCGTGAAGGACGGTAAAAAATGCTGACACCGCACAAAATTATTTTCGCGACCATAGACCCGTTCGTGTTCGATGGCGAAACCAAAGCTAAGAACATTTTGGATGCGCTTGAGTCTGCTGGTTACTGCATCATGCAGAAGCCGTGTTACCCGCACGGGCTTACCGAAGTTCACCGCGACGGCGAAATGAGGGTCATGTGATGCAGTGGGTAAAGATAGACCGAGACACGCATTACATGGTTGTCGCTGGCGGTACGATTTACAGGTCAACGGGTGCCTGTTGTGCGCTTTGCTTTGTGCCTTGGGTGCAGAGTGCAAGCGTCACGTATAGCCCTGCGTATTCTGGCATTAACGGCGCGGTAGCTCCGCGATGAAGTGGGAACCTGTAACAGGCGAATACTTCAAGACATTCCGCGCCGCTGTGCCGGGTGGTTGGCTCTACTTGGTTAGCACGAGCGCACGCGAAACAATGGTGTTCGTTCCGTATCCTAAAAACTATCGGCCCGGTGTTTGATGACATACACCACAAACGAATTCCTAGACGGTCGCGTGATCCTTTTCGGTGGCGACAACCGCACTATCTTGGCGAGCGCACCAGATGATTCAGTTGATGCGATCTTGACTGACGGGCCGTATGCGCTCGTGTCGATTGTTAAACGGTTTGGCGGCGCGAATGCTGCACCGGCAAAGGGCAACGAAGCCTTCGCTAGAGCCTCTAAGGGGTTCATGGGTAAGACTTGGGACACTGGCGAAGTCGTCAATGATCCGGGTTTTTGGGCCGAGTGCTTGCGTGTCCTTAAGCCCGGTGGACACCTTCTATCGTTCGGCGGGACGCGAACGTATCACCGTATGGCTTGCGCCGTTGAAGATGCAGGATTTGAAATCCGCGACATGATTCAATGGCTGTACGGTAGCGGCTTTCCGAAAAGCCATTCCGTTTCAAAGGCACTGCTGAACGATCTTGAGCGACAACTAAAAGAACAGGGATTCGAAGCCGAAGTTGTATGGATATAATCTGCGCTAACAAACATTGCAGCAAGAAATTTGAGTGGCGAGGGGGTAGCGTTCATTTCGGAAGAGCTAAAAACCATTATTGTTCGCGAGGGTGTCAAAATATTACGCACGGGTTGGCCGGAACTCCACGATACAAAATATTGGATGGCTGCAAGAAACGAGCGAAAGAGAGCGGCGTTAGATGCACATTAACAATTTCAGACATTCCAGAGATACCGAAAATATGTCCGATACTAGGAATTCGAATTATTGCCAACTCTGTTGCAGGTCCGCTCGATAGTAGTCCATCGCTTGACCGCTTAGTTCCCGCGCTCGGATATGTACCGGGTAATGTCCGCATTATATCGAACAGAGCAAATCGCATTCGTTCCGACGCGACAGCAATCGAACTGAAATTGATCGCGCGAGACGCGTCAAAGATAGAGAAGAGATATGAAAACGTTTAATCTCAAATTCAACGGCGATAATTGCTGCGTGACGCAAAACGAAGACGGATCATTCAATATTCCAGATGCCATTAAAGAATTTGATAAACTAGGGACCGCGCTAAAGCCCGCCAACGAGCCGATTGTATTGGCCCGTAAGCCGCTCAGTGAAAAGACCGTAGCAGCTAACGTGCTGAAGTGGGGAACAGGCGCTATCAATATTGATGGGTGTAGGGTAGCTGCTGGCGATGAATTGAAGTCCGGTAGCTACACGCGTGCGCCAGATGGAGTCCACACCACAGGCCTTCTTGCAGGCACCTTTGAGTATGACGGAAGCAAAGGCCGCTTTCCCGCCAACGTCATCACCGATGGCAGCGAAGAAGTTGTAGCGGCGTTTCCGTATACGAAAAGCGGAAAATTATTGACGCATCACAAAATGAACGAAAGCGAAAACACTTCTATGAGCGGCAAGAACTACGCTCGCCAACCGCGTCAAGACTCGCTGGGTGACGAAGGCTCTGCAGCTAGGTTCTTCTACCAAGCCAAGGCCAACAAGACCGATAGGGCTGGTTCTAAGCATCCGACTGTAAAGCCGATTGCTCTGATGCGATATCTGGCGCGGCTCATTACTCCTCCCGGTGGAACGATCCTAGACCCGTTTGCAGGCAGCGGCACGACTGGCGAAGCCGCGTACCTTGAAGGCTTCAATTGTTACTTGATGGAACGCGAAGCCGAATACATCGCGGACATTGCTGCTAGGTTTAACGCGATGGGGCCAGCCAACGACAATGGCCAGATTTATCTTGAAGAATCGATTGCGATGGCAGCGTGACCGACCCATACCGCAAGGGAAAGACACATAGGATTGTGCAAGAACCGTATCGTGACGGTTGGGTTGTTTGGAATTGGGAAAAGGCCAAGTGGGATTATTTCAACGAGAAGCTAGAGAAGCTGAAATGAATGTGACTCCTGAATTAGTCAAGCTTGTTAATGATTCGAAGTGCTTTGCTTGTGGCGCTTATCCTTACGAGGATTGCAAGCGAGCGCCTAAAGCCGATTGCGGAAGGCAATTCTACGGCGGCACGCCTAATGGTAAAAAGCAGCGGCGCTCGCCGTTTGGCATTACTAAGAACCCGTTGCGGTGAAACACCGCCCCGAAGATATCTCGCCTGTTGGCGCGTGTCATATCTGCAAGCGTCGTCATGACAACATCGGCTATCAGGCCAGCCGTACCCGCCCAATCAAATGGTTCTGCCGTCAGTGCTCGCACTTGATAGGATTCATCGTGCCCAAAAAGACATTCGACATTTACGAAACGGAATCCATCAAAGCCGGTGGTGCAGTAGCTGGCCAGTTTCTAGACAGCATCGGACAGACGGACCTAGCGCAGTTGGATGAATTGCAGTTCTTGCACTTCTTTACAAAGTTCATGGGCGGATACGAGGACTCGATGCGAAAAGTTTTCATGGGGGAAACGAAATGAAATTGTTGGAATGGCTAATTGAATTCAGTGTTGAATTAACAATTGCGGCGCTTGTTACTTTCTACGTCGCGGCTTGGGTGCTGTGCCCGTGCTCTACGTTAATGTGGTGAATGGGATTCAAAATGAAACGCACTAGGACTCTACTGGCAGACGATGGTGGCACAAAGGTTTCTGTTGTCATCAAGATAGATAACGACGACTCGCTAACACGCGGCGAAGTCAACAGCATGTCTAGCAGGCTTGCAGATGGCATGATTACGTTGCTTGGCAACACGCGGAACTTGGAAGTCTATATGTCCGACATTAGGGTGAAGTGAAGTGAGTAAGAGAGTTAGTTATAACGGTGCAAATACTGTTTACGGCAAGAATGATATGGGTGGACTTCGCAGGGGTAGACAAAGAATCAATGACAAAAAATTTGAGTCTCTTCTGTACCCACCCCCTGCGTTATTTGGATTGATCCACAGGGCAGAGTTTGACCCGAAGGAAAAACCCCGCCTGATAAAGAAGATACTATGACTCAGACTCGCAAATTTCCAACAGGAATTCAGCCAACAGTAGAATTGCCCACGCTTAGAAGCCTGCATCTAATGACCTACGATGTAGCTGTTTCAACAATGCGTAGATATATAGCCGAATTAAACAGGCGAGGATACGGAAACGGAAGTTGGCACGGATTTAGTCACTACGACAATAAACTTTCTAGGGCCGAAATCAGACTGAAAGAAGTTGAGTTATCTCACCCCACTAGACGCTCTGGTATAACTTGTAATTGTGGAAATGTAATCGAAAGCACTTCTGCCGCTAAATGCAATTCGTGCATACGAAAATCAATAGCGGCGCTTGCGGATAAAACAAAACACATACCTATTGGCCAAATAACAAACAGGGACTACGAGCCTTGTTGGAGGCAATAAGAGTTGACTTCACCTTTCGCGCTAACAGGCCCGCGACTAATCGACAACGGCTACGCTGCAATTCCCATCATGCCCGGCACCAAGCGCCCCGGTGATTACCGAATGCGTGAGTGGTGGGGCACAAGCGAGTGGCAGCGCTTCTGCGACCGCTTGCCTACTCCCATCGAAGTTGAATTGTGGTCTGCGTGGCCGGACGCTGGTGTGTGCGTTCCGTTAGATCACCACCTGAAGGTAATCGACATTGACACCGATGACTCCGAACTTATGGCGGCAGTGCTCGCGGTGTTACCAGACAGTGAGGTAAAAAAACGTGGCAATAAAGGCTTCTCCGCTTTCTATAGAGGAAGTCCGGCTGTTGTTTCAGCGCCCTTTTCAGTTGGGAAAACAAGGGTGGTTGATCTTCTCGCCTACGGCAGACAAACTGTGCTTCCGCCAACCATCCATCCCGACACTGGCTTACCTTACCATTGGCTTGGCAGCGAGACGCTTGAAGGCGTTTCTATCGACGCTCTGCCGCTGCTACCGGATAACATTGGTGAGCTACTAGCGACTGCGCTAACGCCGTTCGGCTACGAACCTGATGACGAACACCACCGGCTGGTTGCTGGTGAGGGCGAAACTTATTGGCGCGAAGTCAACGACACAGCTTTGAAGAACCTACCGGCTTGGGTTCCTGATTTGCGAATGGCTGGCTTAAAGAAGCATGGCAAAGGCTATCGTGCAATCGCTCATTGGCGCGGCGTCGAAGACGCGAACGTTTCAATTCATCCAGAAGGCATCAAGGATTGGGGCAGCAACGAGTCCCACACGCCGATTGACTTGGTTATGTTGGCGACGGGCTGCGATATGTATGCGGCAACTTCGTTCTTGTGCGAACGCTTAGGAATCAAAGAGGAGTCATCAGATGACGGATTCGATATCGCTGGTTTCATTTCTAGAAGCATGGCGAAGGCAAAGCCGGTTTCCCAACCGCTCATTGCCCCCGTCATGGCAGCGGAGACTATCGCGCATGACGCAGGCGCGACGAAGCTTGAAACCGTGCGAGCGCCGCGAGGTAAAACCGACCCGTGGTATCTTCCAAACCAAGGCGGACTCTTAGAGGGAGTCACGCAATGGATTTTGGAAACATCACGTGCGCCCGTACCGGAATTTGCGACAATTGCCGCGATTACATTTCTCTCGGCCTTCTTCGGGAGAAGGTATGTCACACCAACAGAACTTGGATTAAATATCTATATGATAGGAATAGCGGGGCCGGGATTTGGCAAAGATCACCCGCGAAGGGCTATAGAAATCTTGGGCCACTCTGCGGGTATGTCCCATTTGATTGGTCCCAACGACGTAACGAGCGATAGCGCGATAGAAAAGGTTGTGCGTCGTAGACCGTGCTTCGTCATGCCGTTTGATGAAGTCGGCGTACTCTTCCAATCAATGACGGGCAAAAATGCAGCATCGTGGGCAAGATCAATTCGTAAGTCGTTGTTGGAACTCTACAGCAAATCAACATCCGTATGGACCGGCAAGGAAAAGGCAGACGATAAGAAGGATTCCAGCGGCGACCCCGTATGGTTCCCGACCGTGTCAATGCTTGGAATGTCAACGCCAACGGAATTCTACGCCGGTATCACCGAATCGAATTTTGGTGACGGGTTTATGGCCCGCCTCACAATCATAGGCGCAACAGAACAGCCGAAGCGACAAGACGGCAAGAGCCTGTTGAAGACACCAACAGCATTGGTAGAGGCGTTGAAGGCAGCCTACATAGCCGCGCCAGCCAAGGGGAATCTTTCAAATGTCGCCGTGCGGGACTCTAAGCAAAAGCCGATTATGCACCAATGCGAGTGGGGCGAAGGTGCAGCAAAGCGCTGGAAAGAAATTGAGGCTTGGCAACTTGAATACATGGCAGACAAGCCAGAGTATGAAGGCGTTGTTGGGCGAAGCGCGGAACAGACTCTAAAGATAGCTACTGTGCGGGCTATTTCCCGTATCGCCAATCGGCCTGTCGTAGAAGTCGAAGATGTAGAGTTTGGGTGGGCAATCGTTCAACGATCTATCGACATGATAGACGATGGTGTGCGCAAGCATATGTCTTCGTCGGACTTCGAAACGCTATGCAAAACTATTTTAGGATTCGTTGACGCGTCTGGAAAAGAGGGTATTCCGTTCTCTGTTCTTAGGCGTAAGAAGGGCATCGCTTCAGCCAAAAACCAAGACTACGAGGGCGCTGTAAAGTTTCTGACTGACACAGAGCAAATAGACAAAAAGCTTGCCGGGGGTAAGGGCAGGCCAAGTGTCAGGTACTCGCCCAAACTTTCTTGCAACGATACTTAATTGCAAAACCATTGCGGGCTGTAATGATGCCGTTGGGTACTTTATTGCAAAACAATAAAGTCTTTTTTGCAGACCGAAAAATTCAAGTTGGCCTAGAGACTCAGGCTTAATACTTTATTGTAACAATAAAGGGGGGGTATACCTTATACCCTAAATAGTATGTTCCAAAATCAGGGGGAGATAGAACCCCACAAAAAACAATTAAAAGGCCGACCACTCTTCAAACCCAAGAAACCGCGCCGACCAAAGCCAGCACCAGAATGGCGGCTTCAGGCGGCGGTAGTCTCTGAATTCCATAAGTGGCAAGACGGCGGTTGGGTGTTTGAATTTGCCGGTGACATGAACGCTGGCAAGCGTGCAGGCAACAGGGCGAAGATTTGCGGATTGAAAGCCGGTGAAACTGATATCAGGATTTACTTACCGCGTGGTGTTCTCAAGATGATTGAGTTGAAGACGGCAAAGGGTGTGTTGAGTGATGACCAAATAAAACGGCACGAGAAGCTACGAGCGTTGGGATTTGAAATCGTAGTTGTCTACGCGAAGACACCCGAAGAAGCGGCTGCGATTTGCGCGAAGCTGTTGGGCAATTGGTTGGTAGCTAATACAGATTGGAAAGTGAGGCTGTGAAGCGCACATGCAAGAAGTGCAGTGAGGAAAAAGAACTAGAAGAATTCACAGCTAACAAACAATGCAAGTATGGCAGAACTCATAAATGTATCGACTGCGCAAAAATAATGCAGGCAGAGTGGTATCAAAAAAATATAGAAATCAGAAAAGCAAAAAACATAAAGTGGCATTCAGACAACAAACAAAGATCAAAGGAGTTAAACAAAAAATATTACAATCTAAATAGAGAAAAAGAAATAAAAAAGTCTTCAAAGTGGCGCAAGGAAAATCCTGATAAAAGGAAACGAATCGATAAAAGATACTATCTGTCTCACCCGGAAAAAATTAAAGAGAAAACCGCAGCGTTGACTGAAAAGAAAAGAATTAAGAGACTATTCGAGGTCATTGGCGACGAACCGGCAGCGTGGGTGACAGAGTGAATAGCTACGAGTTGGCAAGTGAATAGACGCAGCCGAAAACATCTGCTCGTGGGGATATCAGAGGGAAAAGATTTTGGAGTTAAAACTTTGAAAGCACAACAAACCGCACCCGTTGTTTCAATGCCGATGATTGAAGACTTCGCTCCGGTACAAGAACCTGTCAGACAGGACAACGAACCAAGACAGGACGCGACACACGAACGCATTGCAATGTCGCCATCAGAGGTTAACGCGGATGGCGCTCGCGTCTTTCGCGACGACTTGCTTACACGGCTTGCCGACAAAGGCCACCTATGGCCGGATAAGGAAACCAACCAAGCGCTGCAAATGGCTGGCATCAAGTACCACGAAGATTGGTACGGTTCCGGCATGGGCGGATTGCAGGCGATTGACTACGGCAAGGTATCAGGCGGGCAGGGTGGTTCTGGTAGCTCTATGCCAGCTAGCCGGATGGCTGCACAGGCTAGGGCAAACTATAGGGCGGCTAGGGCTGTCATGCCCGCCAAGTACAGGAAGCCCGTAGAGTTGATCTTACTGGAAGGCCAGACTGATCTTGTCGCGGTCGGCAAGCTTATCACCGGGGCTGCTAGCCCACATACGGCCCGTTCTGTAGCCATAGAAAGGCTTACGGCTGGCCTGTATTTGCTGGCAAAACACTACGGTTTCTTGGCCTAGTCAGGCCACCTTGCAAAATGTACCGATTTGCGGTACAACTCATCCATACCCGGAAAGTGTCTCTTGCGGGGGAAAATCATTAATTTTAGGACTTAGAGGAAATGCACGCGGTTTTAGCGGCTGCAATCGCTAACCCGCGCTTTGCAAGGCCATACGGAAGCGAACGGGGAGAATGGGGTTTTGAAGCTGGATTATCTGGCGTTGACAACTTCATAAAAAGCAACAACTCGCCTCCTCCCCCACCTGAAGAAATGCGAATGGTCCGCACGATTGCTTCAGGCCGCGCTCGTCCAATCGGTACTCACGGTCTTCACTAATCAGCTACCAGCCGCCGCGATTATAGGGCTGCACGCGTAATGTAGCCGGACGCTTTGCGGTGAAGTGTCCGGCGTTGAATTTCACTAGCCACGCAATATGCGTTTTGGATGCAGAAGCGGTGACATGGCAGCTAGTCCAGTTTTTAAGGAACATCAATGTCGTTATTTTCGAAAGCCGAAAGCGCACTTGAAGCGGCCATGCCGTTATCTCAAGCCGTGAAAGCTACAGCGCCCGCTGCGGCGAAGACTCAGCTTGATATCGTAGAAGACAAACTTGATTGGCTCTGTTCACTTTTGAACGGCGTAAAAACAATTTCTGTTGGCGTTGCTGACGAAGACATTGCGGCGCTGAAGACTCAAATTCAGACTGCAACAGACGCAATCAATAAATTGTCTGCGCCACATGTTGTTGCACCTGTTGTTGTCACGCCGGTTGTTGCGCCGACAGCCTAACCAATCGTGATGGTCGCAGGTTCGAATCCTGCCATGCTTTGATCCGGCGTGTAGCTCAGTCTGGTAGAGCAATCACACGCCCCCGAGTGCCCAATGATCGCACGCGTCGAAAGACAGGGGGCACCAATTGCCTTCTTAGCTCAGTGGCAGAGCAGTTGCCTTGTAAGCATCAGGTCGGTGGTTCAAGCCCATCAGTCGGCACCAAACTCCAAAACGGTAGAAACAAATGCGAAAGCTTTTCATCGGACTGTCAATTGCCATTGCCGTTCTGTTTAGCCTTTCGTTTGTTCCTTCCAAGAAGTCTATGGCGTCGTCAACGCTGTATATCGCATTAGGTAGTGGTGGCCACGGTTCTGGAGTCCATATCGGCAACGGTTTGGTTCTCACAGCTTGGCATGTTGTTGATGATGAAAACGACATAAAAGCCAAAGACACAAAGGGCGTTGAACACGATACAGAACTAATGTGGTCGAACAAGACCTATGATGTTGCGTTGTTGAGAATCAAGGATTTTAAAAAGCTTCAATCACGAAGTCTTTCGTGTCGCTATCTAGATCAAGGCGAACAATTATCGTTCGAGGGGAATCCATTCAACTTTGACACTCTGACGAGTTGGGGAAAAGTTTCGAAGTCGGCTATCACGACAGTAGCGGATTGGAAAGAAGCCTACATTATTGACGGCACGTTAGGTGCTGGAATGAGCGGCGGACCTGCAATCGACGGGTACGGTTATGTTGTAGGTCTAAATGTCGGGATGCTTAACAACACAAATTTTGTTACGATTGTGCCGGGGCGCACTATTTGTGCGTTGTTGGCAAGATGATCTTCGTTACCCGTTGCATTCGCCATGCTGAAGAGTGGTAGAGATTGGCAACGGTACTTGTAGCTCAATGGACATGATTGGAAGATCAACAGTACCTTAAGGCTATGCTGTTGCGTAACCCCAATCCCCGTTGAGTTTATTATTGTCCCTCGCTAGTCCGTCACCGTATTAGGTGAACCCACCATCGGAACGCGAGTAATATAGGCTTTGAGCGTGTGAGCCATAATCACCGCTCATTTTATTCCAATCAACGTGTGCGCCTCCTCCGCACCGTTGAGACGCCACCGGGATTTGAAGTGCAACCGGCCTGCTGCCTTGTCATTGGCAAGCGTTCGCCGTGTTTGCTGCCCGGTGGCTTTAAATTTGTTTGTACGGCTACCGGGGAAAGAATGAGGATTCTAACAGGCAACGAGCGTTACCGTTGCACGAGTGTAACGCAAGGCGGTTTTGGCCGCTCACTATCTACTGAAATTACGATTCTTGAGTTGGAAGAAGTTGACGAAGACACCAAAGAAGTTTCGTGGCGATACGCCACGTATGAAGACATTATGCCAAGGGGATTTACAAGTGGATAGTAAGAGGCTGGCTTCACTCTTTAATGAGTGGCAGAGAAGGTACATTGAAGAACCACATTCGTTTGAAGTGGATTTCAAAACGATAATTGAATTTCTGAAAGATGAGTCTGACGGAGTCGAGCCATCATACGGCCAGTCTTGCGCGGCATATTTGGCAAAACTTGATGGTGAATTCTTATGAATTTGATTCAGAGGATTTTGCAGCGTCTCAAAGACGCCTGTTCAACAGAGCCTGTGTTTTGTCAATCATAGGATTCATAATCGGCCAATACCCGCTGTTCAGCGCGAAGCTTATTTCGGGATTTTTCAAAAAGCATTGAGAAGGAATGCAGATGACAGAATTAGCAGAACCTAACGACACGATTCTATTTTCCAATGTGACCACTGTTCGTGACCAAGAAGGCAATTTGTCGCTTTGGGTTGGAAACGAAAAAGTTCTTGGTGTTGCCGCAATCAATATTCAGGGCGGCGTTCTCTCAATGGCGATGCCAATGAGTCGCGTTCGGTTTGCTGAAGACGTTCCGGCGACGCCTGTTGCTGTTGACAAAAGCAATGTTCTTGAATTCAAGAATTTCCGCAAAGCGCAATTGGCGCTAGTTGCCGATGCGACAACGCTAGAATCAGAACCGACAACTGACGGAGATTCGGCGTGAGTGTGATGCGTGCGAAGATGCGTGTTTCAGAAGTGAAGACTTTTGATAACACGCCGCAAGAAACGCTGACGTTCAACGCGGTTTGCGCTTCAACATATCCTGAAGACGGAACAGACGAAAACAATTCGTTTGCACTTTGGACGCCATCAGCATATTTGACAATGTCAATTATGAATCCAGCGCTACACGGAAAGTTCGCCATTGGCGATACATTCTATGTAGATTTCACACCAGCTAATTGAGGGGAATTAGGTGACCACACCAATCGTATATATCGTCGGCGCTGACAAAGGTGGCGTTGGCAAAACGACAATTTCGCGAACGTTGATTGATTACTTCGATGCGAACAACATCAAGAATCGCGCATTCGATACAGAGTTTCCAAACGGCTCGTTGAATCGATTCCATTCTGATAAAGCCGA